CTGTTACTGATATGTTTGTTCCTGCATTTACTGAGGTAACCGTTCCGCTATTTATGCTTACTAATGTAACTAAATTAGTAACTACATATCTATCATTTGCACTATCATAATAAGAATGTAACGCTGCACCATTAGCACCAACAAATATTTCAGAAGGATAATCTTTGTTGTAAAGAAAAGCATATCCACCTGCTGTTAAATTTAATGTTCCTGCCGATGGACTTGATGGATAATTTCCTGCCTTAATTGTTACATTTCTTAAATTAGCACCAAAAACAAAATTAGTTGTGTTTTCAGTTGGCTCAAAAATATTTCCAATAGCACCATTTCCCAATGTTATTGCACCTCCTGTCTTATGAAAAATATTCTTACTACAACTTGTTCCCAATGTCGGAGTAACTCCTTTGTAAAAAATATTATCATTAGCATCTTTGGTGTAAACCATTGCATCATTTACCGCCTTGCTTGTTGGTACTTTTGTATCTAAATTGCCTAATGTAGTTTCTACATCGTCAACCCAAAATACTTGACTATCGAATGAATCTCCAAATTGTGCCTCCGTTGGAATATCCCCAGTTTCAAAAAATGTTTTTATTGTACTTCTATCTTGTTGTGCCATATTTTTATTTTTATCCTACTATGAATGTACTTTCTATTATCATAACTCCTATTCCCTCTGTGATTGGTGGAATATTGTCATAAACTATTTGTGTTGCAAAATTAAGATTATTTGGCAAATTTTTGTTCTGTTGTGTTACTACTATTGTTGTTCCACTTTCATCAATATTCAAAAAACTCATATCGGTAGTAGAAACAAACTCTACATACCTATCTAACCCAAACCCAAACTGCAAACATAAATCATACGTACTCTGCAAACTCTTAACAAAATAATTATTGTTAGGTGTGCTTATTATCTCACTTTGAACAATAGCACTTGCCACAACATTTGCCTTTATTGTTTCATTGAAATACAAACTTAATCCTACAATGCTATCAGTTATATCAATGCCATTGTCAACGCTTAATTTAACCGCATACTGTGGCGAACCATAGACTATCACCGCAACATCATAAATAGTCTGTCCAAACTTAACTTCGTACTGCATCGACTGAAAAATTAAAAGAATTGTTATCTTTAAAATCAATGTTTATCTGACTGAATCCATCTCTCTCCAACTGCACTCCTATTTCTTTTTCTAAAAATATATCAAGCCCAGAACTATTAAGATAATTGTCTATTCCAACACCACATAAGATATACTCTTTCCAATCGCCCTGATTAGAATTAATGATGTCTATTATGTGGTCCTCGTCTGATAATCCAATAGACAAATCACCATCAACAATTAGCAAATCAAATTCGCTGTTTTGTAAAAAATCTTTAGCCGCCATTTCCGTGTTTTACTTTTGTGTTTTCTATTTGTGAAATATTTATTTGTGGCAAAACAAGTGCAGATAATATACCTGCTTGTGCTGTTGTTACACCTCCATCAACTGCTGATAATGCTGTCCCCATTAATGTAAGATTAGAACTTAATGTAGTTTTTAACGTATTAATTTCAGTTTGTAAGTTATTCAACGCTGCATTTAATATTTGAACCTTAACCAATCCCCCATTTTCATCTCCTGCAATATAAACCTGCGATACCTCGCTAACCATAACTACACAACTTGTTGTTTCACTCATCTGAGAAATCACAACAAAACTGCCCACCTTTGGAATTAAAACAAATCCCTTTTTTTTATCCGCATTTAACAAAACTCCAAAGAAATCTGCACTCCCATCAATAGGCTCACATTTACAAGTAAAATTAGGCTCATCTACTGATAATACTTTACAGATGGATGTTTCATAACTCAATTCATCCATTCCTGACAATGCCCTTATTGCCTCTCTTATGTCCGTTGCCTGATTGCTCATTATGCTATCCTCCTTTCTAATTCAATATTTTGCCTTCCGCCTCCCATTCCTATTTCTGATGTAACTGACTTAACTACATATTTTCCTTTTCTTTCCGGATAAATATACGAATCCAATTGAACAAAATCACCTGGCTCAATCTTTGGCTCAATGAATGTCAAAAAAGAACCATAGTAACCTGTGTAATTCATTTGCTCTAAAAATAAATTAGCTTTTAAATCTAATTCTGCTTTTGTGCCTCCATATTGGAATATTGTTCTAAGTTCACCTGTTGGATCACCATAATTATATTCTTCTCTTGAGTTATCACTTTTAATAATTACTCCTTCTAACTTTACTTTTACATCGTCTTTTTTTAGGTAACGGAGGTTGCCTGTATCTATCATTTGTCTTTCAAACAATATTGTTTCTGTATTACTTTCTGCTTGATAATAAGCTAATCCAACTCTTAACTTTCCATTTTTAAAATAAGAAAATAATCCATAGTCTGTTCTTAACTTTTGCAACACTAATCCAACACTTGCCTTTTGTGTTCTTATTGCTCCAATTTGAGCATCTAATGCCTCGTAAGCGATGTTTGTGTTTTCAAGTATCTTTCCTACTAATGTTCTTAAATTAACACTCTCATAGCTTATATTTGGTGCTATTGATTGTTTTAAAATAAACATTTCATCCTCACATAATATCTCCACTGGCACATTGTTTCCAATCTTGGAAATATAACCACTAAACAAAGGTGTTAGATTAGGATAGTAACCTCCAAATATTTCTACCTTGTCGCCTCGCCTTAATAATGGATTTTGTCCTTCATAAATATTTTTGTCGTTGTATTTTAAATTTCTCGGCAATAATATTGTGGCTGTTTGTGTTTGCTTATCCCAACTTTTTTCAATCCTAATGTTGTTGATTTCAAACCACTCGTAAATGGCATTTCTACCATCTCCCAATTGAGTTATTTTTATCTTATTAAATAGCCTGTTCATCTTGTTGTTTCAAGTCAAAAGGGTTATCTGATAAAGCTGAAATTTCAAAATATTGAACATTCCTAAGTCCTACTTGTTGCGACATTGTTAAGTTGGTAACAACAATATTTTTGACTCTAAATATTCTATTTAAAAATGTATTTGTAATTTGCAATGTAACTGGAGCAGAGCAATAACTTGCAAGAATACCTGTATCTACCAATGGTGCTTCGTCAGGGTTTTTAGTTGCAAAAAAACCACGAATATTAATTGAGTAATCTCCGTTATTTATAAACTCTTTTACTGTGCCTCGATTAAATCCGCTTATGTCTGTTGTTACTATTTGCCTGTTTTTGGTAACATCAATTATTACGTTCTCCAATAATAATCCATCGTTATTGCCATCAAAAAAATTACTTGCTAAAGCTACTGGACCTAAAGTTTCTTGATATTTTTTTTCAATAGGATTGTATTCATACTCTTTATAACTTGGCATTACAATAAATAGCGAACCATAAATCGGTGTTCCAAAATAACTTGTTTTATCGGGTTTATCTGTTTTTATAGATAACTTTTTTGTTGCAATTATAGCACGTTGCACCAATGGTAAACCAAACCCTTTTATTAAGGTTCTTTCGTTATTTTGTTGAATTACTTTTGGTAAAAAAAACTCTGCCATATTTATTTAGATATAAATTCTTTTTGAATATTTTTAGCCATATTATCGTAAGCATCTTTTGCTAATTCAGCAGTTTCAAAATATCCAATGTGTTTTTTTACATCTTTTATTCTCATTTGTGCCGAATATTTATTTAATGCTTTATTAAAACTTACGCCTTTGTAACCGCTTTTATTATTTTTATATTTACCTCTATTGTATTGGTTTTCTGAACGAGTGCATAATCTCAAGTTTTCAATATTATTATCTACTTTGTTTTGATTAATATGGTCAATAAATAACTCAGTTGGAATAGTGCCATTAAAGTAAATCCAAATAATTCTGTGTTCTAAATATATTTTATTTGAAATACTTACTCTTCTATAATCTGAATTTTTAGGCAATGTTCCTGCTTTTGTATTAGGCATTGCATTTGAACTTCTTTTTACTTTGTTAAATAAAAATCCGTTTTCATAATAAAATAATTCTTGTAATAATTCTTGTGTCATATTTATTTTGTTGCCAATAATGTGAAATCATTTACTGCCGCCAATAATGCCTCAGCAACCGCATCCTTAATCTCATTCTTGCCCTCTTTAATTGTTGTTGCTGTTAGTGTAATCTGTTCAACTAATTTATTGATTGAAATATTAAAGTTTTGAACGCCTCTACTTTCTACTGCTGTTGTGCTTGTTCCTGCTTTGGATGTTGTGCTATTTGTTTGTGTTGGTTTACCTGCTATTTTTTCATTTAATTTAGGTATTGTACTTGTTGCACTTGGTTGTTCTGCTAATGATTTGTTAAGTGAATCCTGAGCATTTGCAGCCATGTAAATACCTGCTGTTAATGCTACTGCTCCTGCTGCCAAAGCTACCCAATTCATACTTAGTGCATCAAATACTGCTGTGGCTGTGTTTAATGCCCATTGTGCTATTGTTGCCAATATTATTTGTGCCTTAACTACTGCCATCGCTGTTGCAATTCCTAATATAACACTTCCTATAATTCCAAATACTGTTTCATTTTCTTTAATAAAATTGATACCACTTTTTATTAATTCAAAAAATTTAGTAATACCTACAACTACATCGTCAATAACTGGCTTTAATGCCACAAATACTTCGTACAATGTATTTTTAAATGAATCTTTTAAATTGCTTAATTTACCACTTGTTGAATTTGCTAAATTGCTTAATCCATTAAAATACATTCCACCTTCTGATGCTGCATTTTTTAAGGCTGCCGATAATTGCTCATAAGTAATATTTTCTTTGTCAAGTGTTACTCCATATTTTTTTGAATAGTCATCTAACAAAGAATACATATTAACTCCTGCATAAGCAAATTGCTTTACATCTAAGGCACTTGCTTTACCTAAGTTTTTTATCTGTTGCATATTTACAACCATACGTTGTAACTCAGGATTACCACCACCTGTTGCTGCTATTGCATTTGATAAATTACTAAAATCTTCTCTTGCTTTTTCTGCTGACAATCCTGCACTTATCAATGCTCTATTGCCCATTACTAATGTTTCAAAGTCAAATGGACTTTGTGTTGCATCTTGTTTTAATTGATTAAATACTTTACTTGCTGCTTCTGTTGAACCAAGTAATGTTTTTAAGCCTATTTCTGCGGATTCAAATGTACTTCCAACATTCAGCATTTCATTTGCAAGTGCAGTAACTCCAATAGTTGCCCCAAGCCCTGCAATCATTCCCCCCATCGAACTTAAACTACTCTGAGTTTGATTAACTGTTTTATTCAGTTTTTCAGTTTCATTAGTTGCCGACTTAATGCCACTACTGAACCTATCCTTTAAACTTAATATGTATTCTACTGAATTATTCATTTCTTTTCTTGTATTGTTCCATTAAACTTTAAAACAAACATTATTTCTTCAATCGCTGTGGCCCACTCATCATCTGTCAATGTGTTTGGCTCAATTCTAAAATAAAAACGGATAAGTGCATTTTGACGTGCGAACTCATCCGTTTCCAATAAACTCTTTGCAGAATTTAATTTTTTTTTAATTCACCTGCCTCAGCTTGTAACATCGGTAAAATAGTGATGGCCGCACTTCGCAACGCTGTGAAATCATCCGTTATCAACTTCACATCATCACCGCCAACCCACAATGTTTTCAAAAAACTTTCAACTCCTAATAATTCATCTTTGGCAATTAATGCAGAAACACTCTTAAATGCTATTCTGTCCAACTCCCTCAAATGAACGGTTATTGTATCACCGCTTTTTGATTTTACACTTAATGTCCAAATGTCTGAATTTGGGTACTTCGTTTTAATTTCTTCGATTGTCATAATTTATTTTTTTTGATTGCTCAAAAGTATTAAATAAATTCAACATTTGAAATAACTAAATCTAATTCAATTGGAATTGATGTATCACCACTGGCAGAACTAATCATATTCTTTTTAAATCTGCAATTTTTGATTTTGTGAACCACCGGAATAAGGTTTGCATCTGTAAAAGAAACAATAATATTAAATTCAGGTATGTCGTGCAATCTACCATTTGGTGCGATTGATACGATATTCATAACCTCATTCATTAAGATTGTAACCTTTGCAGTTGGTTCTACTTGACCGTAACCTCTGGCCACTGGATAGCGACCTGTTGCATAAATGTTTTCAATGTTGGCTTCTTCGCCATACTCTATTGCGGTAACACCTACAATTGGAACACCTAAAATAATACAAGTAATGTCTGCATACTCATAGGTTTTGCCATTTACTAATGGAATTAAACTTGCTGCCATTTTATACTGATTTTACAAAGCCCACGTTTATTTTAATTATTCTTGCAACACCTAAAGGAACATTCTGCAATGTCAATTCAAGTGTAGAAGTAGCTAAAACATCTTGGGCTGGATTAATAATTATTTTGTGTGCAGATAACTCATCGTCTGCTTCCATTTGTACTAATGGATTGTTTGCTAATGTTTCAAAATATCCAATCGTTGCTGCGGTCAACGTGCCATCTGCATTCACTTTTAATGGTGAACTCAAAGCAGGTAACATATTTGTTCTTACAACTCTTGTAATTTTGTGATAAACTCTGTTGTTCTCAATTGTTGCGTAATCGCTTGTTGGTGTAATACAAGTTTTAGAATCACTAAAATAGCTTCCTGTAATACCTACTAACTTTCTCAAAAATGTATAAGAGTAGTTATTTAGGCTTTCAAATTGACTATCTGCTAAG